GGGTTTTCACTGTATGTTAATGTAACAAAACAGTTTTGTTTATGTGAGTTTAATTCAAAGTGACATCGTACACCCCATTCGTTAGCTCGTACTTGTAAACATTCTATACATTTTCTACAACTGGCTTTTTTTGGTTTACCTAATTTATCGTATCCAACGATTACTGGTTTGTAACACAAATTTTCACCTCTTACATGAGGTGCTTCTGTGCATAATTCTCTTGTCTTATTATGCACAGATGACACCGTCATCGTTATTTTCTAATCTTTTCAAAGGTTTTTATATCTTTAATCCCATTCTATGTTGTGCCCATTTTGTACCTGAACTTACTTGTTTTGCTGCACTAATTTTTCCGGCTGCTGTGACTGCTGTTCCTACTACGGCCGCCATTAGCATTGCTAGTTGTCCGGTACTTGTTGCAATTCCTGTTGGTTTTGTTCCGCTTGGTGTACTTCCTGCACTTGCTGCACTTGCACTTGGTGTGTTTGCACTCATACCACCTCTTGCATACATCATTGCTGGGTTTATTCCTGCCGCTCTCATATCTTGTGCGGCTCTTTGATATGCTGTGTTGCTCATGCGTTCTGTAAATCTTCTTGCTTTTGCTGCTTCGGCACTGCTAAAATTTCTACCTAATACTGCTTGTTCTGCTTCAAATTGATTAAGATAGTCGCTTTGTGCTACTGCTGCTTCTTTTTCAACTTTTCCGCCTGTGATTTTACTCCACCAACCTGTAGCGGTTCTTGGGTCGCTATCTGTCATTGCTTCTTGTGCATTTGCTCTTAATTGTTCTGTGTTTGCAAATAACATTTTTTCACTCTCCTAGAAGTGGTCTATTAGACCCGGTATTGAGTTTGTTGGCATTGGTCTTATTACTGTTAAATCGAACCTAATATCCAGTTTTATTTGGTCTTGAGTTTGTATTGCTAATGTTCTATTTACGTTATCATATGAATTGTCTTGCATCCATGCGTCACTTAATGTTGGTTTACTTGCATAATCGTCTGCATAATGCCATTCTTCAAATGTATTGGCATGGTTACTTCTCATTTGACTTGATACTCTATTTGGTTTGTATCTATAATCACTCCATGCTTCTTGATATCCGAATACTTCATCCACTGCGACTGTTGCGTCTGCATAAATTTCTTTTGTATATACTGGTTGTTCACTAATATGTGCTAATACTGGATGATAATAGTCAAGTTTATCTTTTCTACTCCAAAATCTCTCTAAACCTTGTTGATATGTTTTTTTGTGTCTTGCTACTGCTAATATATGTAAGAATCCATGTTCTGTAAATGATTTATTAAACATAAAGTCATTACCTTGTGAATGTGAAAACGCTGCTACATTTCCTTGTGGTGTTGTTCCTGTTTCTGCTGTTTGAGTTACTTGATTTATATTTACATTGCTTTTAATATGTCCTAGATATTCCGGTCTTTGTAATCTGTAGTCTCTTGCGTCTACTCCAAAGTGTACTTTTAAATACTCAATATATCTTGTTCCACCTCTTGCGTCTTTTTCATACAGTTTTTGTATTTGGAATGCTTCTCTTAAATCTGCTATTGTTGTGTCATTAATTGTCAGTCCTGTACCATCTGCCCAAAGGTTACTTGGTGCTACTTCTCTCAATGTTCCGCCTGTTGGTTTTGCTCCTGCACTCATTCCACCACCAGGCACTGAACTTACTGCAGCTGTTCCGAGTGTACTATCATTTACTACGTTAAAGCCTGTAGATATATCTCTATATTGTATTGGTAATCCGCTATTATTTACATATGCTGTATTGTCTGTAATTACCGGTATTAATTGGTTTAAATTAATAGGGATGATTTGGCTTTCTCCCTTTTGTGGTTCTGGTAAACACATTGTGAAGTAGTCCGGTTTTTTACTTGCTTTTATTAATGTCATATCTAAACTATTTGTAGCGCTATCAGGTGCGCTATCAGTTCTTATTGGTAATGGAGCTGTAACGTTTTCATTTCTAAACCATTCATTATATATCATTCTATATCCTCTGAATGGTAATGTATTTACACTATGGTTTATTGCATTCATTCCTACTGGGATACCATAATAATCACCCAGTTTTTTTGCTGCTTGTGGGTAGTTCGCATTATAATGTGGTACTCCATTCGGTGTGCTTCCTTGAGTCCATTCAGTGTCTACATTTTCTCCCATGAGTTCTTTCCATTCATCAAATGTTAATCTATTTGGTACAAAGAATGCGAACAATTCAAATTCTAAGTTGTCCATGACTGGTACTATTGGGGTTAATGTTCTAGCTACATGTTGTACTTTCATACTGTATGTATCGCCGGGTAGTATTTCGTCAATAAATACTGGTACTAGGTCTCCTGCATTGAATGTCGTTTTGTGTGTGCTTGGCCTATAAAATTTACTTCTTGTTACATTTGCACTAACTGACTTACTAAAATCTTGTATATTACTTTTTGTTGTATTTTTCATTTTTTAACTACCTCCAACGCTATTTGTATTACTTCCGCCATCAGCGGGTTTATTTTCGCTAGTTGTTGCAGTGCTTTCTGTTGTACTTTGTGCTTCTTGATTTCTACTTTCATTTGTTTCACTTGTTGCTTGATTTGCTTTTTGGATTTGCTCAATAAGTTTTCCAAGTGACTCTTGATCCATATTAACAATAGTGTTAGCAAAATCGAGAGAATCCACCTTACTATTTGGTATGCCAGTGAAGTCGGCAATAAGTTCTCCAGTAGTTCCATTTATTAATACTTCCTCTCCGTTTTTAATTCTTTCTTTATAATTCACTCTCCCTAGATAACTTTGAATTTTTTCTTGTGTGTTTTTTTTGTTCTTTTTAATTTTTGTATTTCCTCTAATTGGTCGCCCTAGAAAGTCTTGTTTTTCATAACTTTCATATTCATATATTGCATTACCTGAAGCGACTTTTTTTCCTTTTGGTTTATTAAATCTATTGTACACCTTAATTGCTGTTGCCATTTTTTAACGCCTCCTTATAGAATTTTATTTGCTTTGTTAGTTGTTCGACTCGGTGTTCTTCAATTTCGTCTTTTACTTCTAATTCATTAATAGCGTTTATTTCTTCTTCTAACAGTTTTATTTGGTCTTCTAACATCTTAATCTTTAATACGTTTTTAAATTCATCTTCGATTGATTGAGGTATTGTAGAATGCGTTATAATTTCAACTTTATTAGGTTTTAACAATGTACCTATAAATTGAAGACTTACTTCTACTGCTTCATCAACCTTTTCTGTAAATCTTATTGCATCTGCTTTTTTTAGTTTCTTTTGAGTGAATATTAGATCTCTTTCTAACTCAAAATTCTTTTCTTCATCGTTGATTTTTCTTACTGCTAATTGATATACATATTCTTTAACTTTTTTCATAATCTATAACCGCCTCTTGACGAGGTATTAACATTGTTGCGTTTGTTCATTTTTGCGCCACGTTTGAAGTTGCGTTTTGAACTTCCACGACTAAGACGTCTTCTTGATTTTCCCATGTTCGGCCTCCTTTGCCTTGTATTCACTACATTTTATAAATTTTGCTGACTTTGGAAATGTTCCTTTTCCTTTTAGACATGATATCCATTTACCACATCTTGAACCGTGTTCACATTTACTACATCTTACATGATATACAATTTTTTCATATAACTTATTAACATCCATGCTTATTTGAACTCTCCTTTATCTTCTAACCCCAAACGAGGACTCGAAGTGCGGCAGTCATACTAACCGTCTTTTGATTTTTATTTCTATTGACCACGTTGTCTTATTTTAGTATTTCACCTTTTGCAACTATTCAATTTTCAAAGACCTGGTGTCAATTAATTATTAGCATAAAAAAAGGACTTTTTCAAGTCCTTTTATAGTTTCCTTAACTTACTATTGAATTTTTTCTTCTCTGCTAGTCGTTTTCTGTTCTTTAATTCTTTTTCGCTTTGATACGTGAATTGTCGTTTTGATTTCCAGTCATTAATGGCTTGTCGTATTTCATGAATTGGTAGTCCATCAAGTATTTTAAAGAAGTACTTATCTATAACTATTTGAGGTATTGGATATTTAAACCCATCTATGTATATCTCATCCGTTTTCATGTATATTTCCATTTTTTCAAGTATTTGTTCAATTCCCATATTTTTACTCATTAAGTTGAATTCCGGAAACTCTTTTAAATGTTCCGGTAATGTATTTTTAAGTTTAGCACTATATTTTGCACTATATCTTACAGTCTGTATATTTGCTTCTTGCACTATAGCTCTTCCATAAGGCCATAACTTCTCTAGTTTCGGTGAAAAGTAGTATGCTTTTTCACTGTCCGTTAATCCACCATGTTCTTTGTCATCAAAGTCATATCCAAAAATTACTATATGATAATGTGGTCTCATTTTTTTATCTCCATATTCTCCACATGCAAAGTATTTAATCTTTGTTGGACTTATCATTTTTCTTAATCGTTTTATGAACTTTTGAACCTCCGATTTTATTACATATATTGGGTTTTCACTGTATGTTAATGTAACAAAACAGTTTTGTTTATGTGAGTTTAATTCAAAGTGACATCGTACACCCCATTCGATCGTGACTGGGAAAC